CCGTCTATAGAATCAAAAAAATTTATTATAGAGTTACAACACACATTTAAAAACCCTTTTGTGATAACTATAAGCATAGTGTGTCTTAAGCCTCGCATAATGGGGGATTGGATTGTGTGTGTGTTTTATACTTGGGGGAGCATTTCTTTTTTCTTAAAGCTAACACTTTCTCTTTTGGTTCTTTTCTCTTTCATAACGCACACACACAAATAAGAATAATCTATGTGTAAAAAGTTCCATAGGAAATAGAAGTGCTGTGTGCTCCCGAAAGGTTTAAATAGGTGTGTGCTTTATGTAAACTATGAATATAAGAGAACAAAGGAGGGGCACATTGTTAAGACAGGTTGAAGCTACAATACGTGGATTGAGCATGGAAGGTAAGGCAATAGACTATGAAAGAATGCTAGCAGAGATCATGATAAAAGGAATCGCTAGGAGAACTGCAAAAGAATATATAGACACTTTGATCAGGGCTGGAAGAGTTCAGTTGAATAAAAATAAGACTCTGGAAGTCGTTGAATACGAAGAGCTCCTCAAAGATGCCCAATAAGAACTATAGGAAGGGATATATGAAGGAAAGGAAGATAGTCAATACTGCAAGAGCAAAAGGACACGTTTCCTTTCGCAGTGCTGGTTCACATTCCCCAATTGACGTGATAATCATAGATGACAAAAAACAGTTAATATGGTTAGTACAAGCTAAACCGGATTCTATGTCAGCGGCCGCAAAGAAGAGACTTACGAAACAATGGGAACACCTAAATAAATTATACGTAGCGGAGTTTATAGTTGTATGAATATCAATGAGTTTGCGTCTCTATTGAATATGGAACTTGATGAGTGGCAAAAGAATGTTTTGAATACAGAAGGCAGCATAGCATTGAGATCGGGTAGACAGGTTGGGAAATCAACCGTAATAGCTTTAAAGGCTGCCCACTACATGATCACACACCCTAATAAGACTGTGCTTGTCATAGCCTCAGTGGAGAGACAGGCACAGTTATTATTCGAGAAGATTCTTGCAACGGTTTATCAAATAGATAAGAAATTTATTAAAAAAGGTAAAGACAAACCGACAAAACATAAATTAGTTCTTATGAATAAATCTGTGCTTCACTGCCTCCCTACAGGGTTGTCCGGTTACGGAATTAGAGGTTATACCGTGGATCTGTTGATCGCAGACGAAGCAGCCTTTATCCCTGAAGACGTCTGGGTGGCAGTGAATCCTATGTTAGCTACCACAAGGGGAGATCTTATTCTCTTATCCACACCATTCGGAAAGGGGGGATTCTTCTTTGATTGTTTTAGAGATCCCAAGTTCTCAAAATTCCATGTGTCAAGTGAGGATTGTCCGAGAATCCCTAAAGAGTACCTTGCACACCAACGGATGAGAATGAGCAGACTACAGTACGCTCAGGAGTTTTTGGGGGACTTCCTAGATGAACTGAGACAATTGTTCTCTAGAGATCTAATAAGAAGCTGCAAATACTTTGAACCATTCACACACAACCCTCTAAATATGTATATGTTAGGTGTGGATTGTGCTAGATATGGAGGTGATGAAAACTCATTTGTTATAGCGGAGATAGACCACAGAGATCAAATAAGGATCGTGAAGATAGAAACTACTTCTAACGTATCAACAGTAAATACGATAATAAACATAGAACATCTAGATCAAATATGGAATTTTAATAAAATTATGATAGATGATGGGGGACTTGGAGGATCTATCTTAGATGTCCTGCTAGAGAATGATAAGATCAAACGAAAGATTATAGGTATTAATAATGCAAGTCGTGTGATTGATCGGGGAGGCAGGAAGAAGAAACTATTGAAGGAAGAGCTATATATGCACCTACTATCTCTGATGGAACATGGCAAGATCAAACTTCCAGATCATAAAAATATGACTGAGAGTTTGTGTTCGGTACAATATGAATACACAGAGGATGGGAATCTAAGGATCTTTGGAAAGTATACTCACATTACGGAGGGAATGATTAGAGCAGCTTGGGGTTTGAAAACGAAAGGTTTAAGACCTTTTATCGCATAGTTACACAATGGCATATACTGGAACAGTTTGCACAGAGACGGAAATTGCAATCTTTGCAGGAGAGTTAGTTGATTCAACTGGAAACACTGAAGCGAATCGTAATCTCCTCGTAGCACAAGCAGAGAGTTTTCTTTCTAACTTAATGAGATTCAATGTCGTAGACAACTTCGCAGCATTGAATGCAGATGTTAAAAGAATGTTATCTGAATGGGCGGCAAGATACTGTGGCATTTCTTTGATTGCCTTCAACATGCACGGATTTGGATCAACAGAATCAACAGCGAGGATTCATGCAGAAGATCTAGTGAACATCCATGCTTGGAGAATGCACCACATAGAACTAATATTAAAAGATCAAAATTCGAATACGTTTATTAAAGGAGCATAATGGTTCTCAGACTAATTCCAAATCCAAACATCTTTGGAAGCTCGTCAATCTTTAAAGTTTCTCCAGAAGATAATCAAGGATTACTATTTCAAGGTGGGAGACATATCCCCGGTAGTGTAACAGGCCCTGCGGGTGATGATGGAGATGACGGGACAGGATTTGATTTCATAGAGTATGATGTATTTGATGCTTTGGCATATACCAACGCATGGAGCTCGTCTGCTTCTGCGGGAGGTAGTTATTCTGTAGGTTCTGGAATTATATCTATGAACTCAGGTTCAGACTCAGGAGACTATGCAGCACTACTTGGAGATACAGCAGTCGGGTTAGAAACTGCGGGTTATCAAGTTATAGAGTTTTCAGGCAGGTTTAACGTAACAGACACAGGAGATGATGCTTACATTGTTATAGGAATTGCAAATGCAAATGGAAATCTTCCTTCTGACTTCATAGGGCTTCACATGAATGACTACACTTCTGGAAATCAAGAGATAGCTGTTTCACTTGTAACCAGAAAGGATAGTACTTCAACAGTAAGTTCAACAACAAGTTTATTAACCGCAGTCAGTGGAAGTGGAACAAACCCTTTTTATACTCACAGGATAGAAATGTCTGTAGATGAAGTTAGATGGTATGTGAATGGAGTACTGAAAGCAACAAACACAGCAAACATCCCTGACGATATTAATATGAAACCACTATTCAGGGTTGAGAGTGGAGGAGCAACAGAACACTTATACCTGAGGAACTTTTCATGGTGGAGAGAGAGAAATTAAAAACATTTAAATACAAGTTATCACATAAAATCACATGCCTACACTCGATATAAGCGAAATAACCAACACAGATCTTTCTAACACAGACTATTTCCAAAGTGCGGGGCATGATGGTGGTGATTTCAGAGATAGTTTTAGGGTAGCACCACAAGACACGGATTCTCCGCAAGGACAAACTGAGACTACATGGATTCCTAAGTTTGCTAGATGGAACGGATACTATAGAATAATCCCTGAGTTTGCAGCAGTCATAGATAAGTTAGCAAGTTGGACTGTGGGAAGAGGTTACACCACAGATGCTAGGACTATGAAGATTTTGAAGAAGATAAGAGGATGGGGCAAGGATGACTTCAACTCTATACTAGAGAATCAATTAAGAGTTGCAATGATCTGCGGGGATTCCTTTGCAGAAATAGTAAGAGACAAAGCTGGAAGAATTATTAACTTTAAACCTCTGAATGCAGGAAGTATAATGATCGTAGTTAATAAGAAAGGGATGATTGATAGATATGAACAAATTGCTCCACAGAGTGAGAACAAAAATATTATCTTTAAACTTGATGAGATATTCCATCTGTCTTGGAACAGAGAAGGTGATGAGATTCATGGAGTTCCTTTTGGGGAAAAAGTGGAAAAGGTGATGAAGATGAGGAATGAGAGTTTGGAGGATCTTAAAGTTATATTCCATAGATACGCTAAACCTATAACTATAATTCCCGTAGACAGCGACGATCAAACTGTTGTCAACGCATTAAAAACAAAGTACGAATCTGCATATCAAAACTCAGAAACTATGCTCGTTCCAAAAGGGACTATCGATACACAAGATATAAAGCATGTCTCGATCCCGCAGTTCAGTACGTTAGATCCCTTACCATACCAAAAGTATCTAGTCCGTCTCTTTACAACTGCTGCGGGAGTTCCCGAGGTTATTCTTGGATGGGGTGAAGAGACAACAGAAGCATCATCCAAAATTATTTATCTAGCATTCCAACAGACCATCGAAGGTGGACAGAGATTCTTAGAATCACAGCTAGAATTACAAGCTGGAATCAAAATAGAGCTAGAGTTCCCTGCAAGTATAGAGCCTATGGCAGAAAGTGCAGGAACACAGGTTCAGTCTATAACGACTGATGCAAAGAAAGACTCTAAATTAAATTCAATGGGGGTAGATCCAAATAAAAATACAAAATGAAAGAACAAAAGATAGACTGGAGAATTATTATAGCTGCGATGGTATGTTTAACTATTCTAGAAATAGTTGCATTATTATCAGGAATCAACGGAGCAATCTTTAGTATCGTAATCATAGTAATCGCAGGGTTGGCAGGATATGTTATGCCATCACCAATTAAGATTAAATGATTGTAAGGGGGTACTAACATGACAGAAGAAAATGCACAAGAAAAGGAAGAAGGGAAGCAAGAAGCAGAGAAACCTCCTAAGGAAGAAGTCAAGGAAGTTCCAAAGTCTGATTCTGAGAACGGGAAACCTATTAAAACTAATCTGGTAACTAAGGCTGTTAAGTCTGCTGAGCAATTAATGGAACAGAATGATAGGCTAGAACTGAATATTAAAAAGCTAGAAGATCTACAAGCAGAGGAAGCACTATCAGGAAGATCTTTTGGTGGTAGTAAAGTAGACCCTGTTGAAGATACTCCAGCAGAATACGCAAGAAAGGTTATGGAAGGGAGAGTATGAAAAATGAAAAACCAATTGCGAAAGATCTGGGGATAAAAATGGGAACTAAAACCCAAGTTCTTTGGGAGAAAGTTAAGAAAGAAGCTGAAATTCTGATTGAACAATCCGAAGATTCCTTACTAATACAACAAGAAATGCTAAAACTAGCAAACTTTAAAATATCTGAAGAAAAGGAAAAGTTTAAATAGTTCTTCTGGGTGTAAAAGTTGTGGCACTCGAAGCAACATTACTTGTGGAATTAGAACCGGCTGTAGGATTTACTGTAGCAGATGGAGCAGGTATTGAAAAAGGCTCATTCTTAAAGATAGCAGATCCAAACACTGTTTCTCAAGCTGGAGCAGATAACGATGCAGTTGTTGGAATTGCAGCAGAAGAAAAAATAGCAAATGATGGCAAGACTACAAT